TTATTTTTATACCTCTTGCAAACCCTTATGATTGCTTGTTTATCAAGGGCTTGTTGATTTAGTGAATGTCATGGTTAATCGTATTTAACCATGCTTAATAAATTCCATCGCCATTTCATCGCCACTTTTTTAGGGTGTTATAGGCTGTATTGAGTGACGGGGTTAAAGGTGATTGCATCACTTAAATGGTTCGGGGAAAAGTGAGCATAAATCATGGTTTGCTCAATTTTTTGATGCCCTAGAATATTCTGCAATACTAAAATATTACCACCGTTCATCATAAAATGGCTGGCAAAAGTATGGCGCAAAACATGAGTTGCTTGACCCTTTGGTAAATCGGGTAGGGCTTTTGTTAACCACTTATGCGCCACACCATAACCGCAATCAAAAAGCTTATCATTTGTTGGCTTGTGAAGCTCTTTGTAAAGCTTATTCGATATTGGAACGGTTCGGTTTCTTTTACCTTTAGTATTAGTGAAAGTCAGCTTGTGCTTAAGCAACTGGCTGCCTCTTATTTCGACTACCTCATTGATACGTGCCCCAGTCGCTAAACAGGTCTTGAAAATGGCGGTGAGCTCTTCACTGACTTTGCTTTCTTTAATAACTTCAAACAAGTGCATGATTTGATCTTCACTTAAAAAAGTAACTGCAGATTCTGCTTTTTTGATGGGCTCTACACCATCAACAGGGTTAGGTAACTTCCATTCCTTGAGCTTGATTAGCTTATTGAATATGGACTTTAACCAGGCAATATCACCATTGTTTGAGCTGATGGACAGGCTACCTTTGCGGCCACGACCTTTATTGGTTCGGGTTGATCGGTAGTGGGCGAAATCTCGTGAAGATAAATGTGAAGCGATAGGGTTGTTCAATTCATTGCAAATGTGCAGCATGCGGTTTTTTGCGTGTTCGCCAGACTTTAGGTTTTGGCCATGAAGCTTAAACCATAATTCTACTAGGTCAGACAGGCGGCGGTGATCGGTTTTCTCACCTAACCACGGTTTGTCGACAATCTCTTTCATTAAGTAGAATTCATAATTGCTCGCTTCGCCTTTGGTGGCGAAGCGTTTACGAACACGTTTACCTTTATGGCCTTGCGGGTAGCACTCGCAAAGCCAAGGTTTCTTGCTGCCGTCTTTAAGGTTTCTGATAGACATAAAAAAGCCCAAAAGTACTGGTTATAAATACAGTTTAATTCGGGTGGTTTTTGTAGGCAATGTTTTAAATACGTATATGCAAACAATGTTGATTGAAGGGCTTTAGTGAATTCTACACGACAGTTGCTTTGCGCGTCTCATAATGAACAGTGTTCTTGTCAGTAGATAATTAAATATGCCCGTTCTCTAGCAAGCTTTTGGACTGAAATGAGTTAGCGATCATAGAGCTTATATTTAAAAACAGGCTTTATCGGTATATCTAGGAGACTTGCTCTCAGACACAATAGATAGAAGAAATTGAAAGTGAAGGCTGTCTATTCGAAAGATTACAGGGACAGTCTGCTTTAGTACATCAACTGTACAGCGTATCAAAAGAATACTTTAGGATTATCGTTAGAGTTGTGCGAGATATGAATGTGTTTTAACATAAGTTTTTTGAATATCGCAATTCGGCAAACCATGAAATTTGTAGTTTCTCTCCTCAACTTCTTGTTCTATTTGATTCTATTCTTTCTGATGAAAGATATCGCATACGCTGTATCACAGGCCAAAATATCAACTATTGCAAATTCTGGGCTATCATTTTTTTGGGGTAAAGTGGATTTCAGTAGGTTCTCCCATGTTCTATACGCTATTACCCTTATTGTGGGTATGATAAATGCCCTAGTATACAAGTTTCGTCCTAAGTGGAAGAAGCATATAAGATTCATTGCACTACGATTTAATGTGAATGTATTGAGTAGCCCTACTTGTACTTCTATACTTCATTTTTCGGTCTTCGCTGTTGGTATATACTTTTCCGTTATATCTTCAGCCTTGAATGGATGGGTATCTAAAGATGAATTACTTACACAAGGTGGTAGTTCTTTCTTTTCAACTGTAGTTGCTGGTTTAGTACTGTCTATTCTTATTTTCGTGCTGAATCAAACAGCGATAGGAAAGAAGAAAACTCTCGAAGACAAAAACAATCAAGACACATATCGGGAAAAAATTGAAGAATTGCAACAAGCCATTCGTTTGGCACCGGCAACTGGTTTTGCCAAGTTATTAGCCGACTACGTTGATGTTGCCGACGACTTTGTGCAAGCAGTTCTTAAAAAAAGCAGCCAATTACAAACATCACGCTCATATGCATCAAAGCTAATTGGTGTTGAAAGCCGAGAAATCTATCAAGGTATCGAAAAACTACATCATAAGATCGACAAAGCAGCCATAAATGAGAAAAAAGAAGAGATCAAAAATATCATACGAACTTTAGAGTCAGGGCAAGAGGTAACAGCCTCACATATTCGTGCGATTCTCGCCGCTTATTCGAGGCTAGCGGCACAATTTGATGGTATTAAGCCTTCTAGAGATAACATCTATCGCGCAAACTTAATGCTAAAGTACAATATCAGCGATAAACAAATAAAGCAGAGTGATGTGTTCAGGTATGTCCCTTCGATTTTAAAGGGGAATGAAGGCAGTAGCATTAAGCATTACCTAACTCTTCATCAAGAACACTCTATTAAAATTTTTAAAGAAAAAGAACGTATATCCGAATATGATGGTTCAAAATTAGTCCCGCTAGCGTTTGAACCAGATGAAGATATCAGCACTTTTTCTTTACCTTTTTTTCTTGGTGAAGACAAAAAACACTATAACTGCTTCGGCGCTCCTAGAGCAGTTGTAGAGGTCAAGCATCAGATTATCAATGATACGCAGAAGGAGATTGAAAATTGGAGCCGTCAACAGGTTTCTCCGACTGAGCTTGTTGAAGAAGCAAAAAAGCACTTCAATCGTAGAGACATAGCAAAATCCATTATATCGATTCCAATAATGAATAGCAGGTATGATGAAGTTCACAACTCCTCGATATATGTCATGGGGGTTGTCAATATTTACCGCGATAAACCAGACCTTATGATGGGAAATGCTTCCAAACAACAGCAATTTGTTCACATCACAACCCCATTAAATTTTGCACTTTCAAAGATTGTTGCTCATGATATGGTATATAGGTACAATGTTAACTTCTTAAAAGATGTTCTCGATTTCGCAAACCAAGATAGTGAAGACTGTATAACACAAGGGGTACCTGATGGGTGAGTTTCTAGAAAGTTCTGAATACATATTCAATGATCTTCTTCAACAAGAGGATATGGATGCAGATGTTGCAGAAATTTTAGCATCTGGAGATTACTCGGATGAACAAGCAGTTGTTGAACTAACCACAGAATAAACTTTGTAGAGAACATCTAACAATCATTTAAAGCGCTCCTCAGAGCGTTTTTTTTGTTTCACAAGTAGATGAATTAGTCAAACAACGTTCGTTATCTAATGATAAAGTGCCAACTTTCACATAGCTATTCAGTATTCTTTGAGTTTAATGACCTTGGACACAAGAATACCATTATACCATTCAAGATAACTCGACCTCATAGATAGTGCCGTAAACTATGTAAAACAAACTCAATCCTTCCATACATTCCGCTTTGCTAAGCTATGTTGTTTACTAATAGATTTTGATCTTAATCGAGACAACAAGAATAATTGAGGGCCTACCATTGCTTAGGGAACGGCACTTGTCTAAATGTCTATGTATAATGAACTGTGGAATCGAAAACTATCCACATACTTCGTGTCTGGTAGAAAAACGTAACGCTTTTCAAAAAACACATCACAGGACACCACTTCTTTTATATGCAGTTTTAGTAGGTGGCAAACACACTTCTTTTAGAGCTTTGCTAGGCAAATATCTTATCACTTTATAGATCTTTACTTCAGTTAGAAAAACATCCTAACTATGCGTATGTCCTCATCTAACAAAGATGAACAATTCTGAGCGGAAAATATATAACTTCTATTCACAAGGTTGCTCTATAACTCTATGTTTTAAGTATTGTTTCATTATAAGATAGTAAGTAAAGCCATAGGAGTAATCCCGTTCAAGGTAAATACTCCATCACCCAACAATTCTCTCTAGGGAGTACTAGATTGGCAGAAAAGCTAAGGCGTGCTCAGGTTACTGATACAGTTAAAATGAGCCTATTATCAGAGATCCAGAGTAAGTGTCCCCTGTGCCGGAAGAGTTTAATCAAACGAAAAAAAACAGGCGCTGAAGTTCCCGTTCGAGTTTTTGATGTAGCACATGTATACCCACTAAATGCTACTGAACGAGAGCTAGATCTTTTAAAGGATGAAGAACGACTTTGTGATGATATTGACTCAGAGGGTAATTTCATTGCTCTCTGCAAAGAGTGCCATAAAATATATGACACCAAGAAGACGGCTGAAGAGTATAGACAACTGGTTGAGATCAAAAAAGCAGCTAACAAGATTCGGTCTCTAACCGATACATGGGATACTCAATCATTACATAAAGATATCTCGATAGTTGCGGAAAGAATTAGTCAGCTTACCAAAATAGAGCTGACCCCTTCCCATCTTTCATACGACGCCTTAAAAGTGTCAGACAAAACTAATGAAACTTTTGGGTTAATGAACGAAATGAAAGTTAGCACGTTTATAGTTACTTACTTTGCTCACATAAAGGAGTCTCTTAGGTGTTTAGAAATGCAACGAAAAGCCAGTTCAATATTCATATGTAGCCAAATACGTTCCTATTATAGTTTATTGGAGCTAGAAGGATTCAATCAATGCGAGATTTTCGATCAAATGTGCGAGTGGTTTATGGTGAATACTGGTATTAATGAGAGAACAAAAGCGGAAGTATTAGTTTCGTATTTTATTCAAAACTGCGAGATATTTTCAGATGATAGTTCCAAATAAAATAGTATCTATTGACGAAAGTGTTGTTTTCAAAGCAGCAAAGCTTTTATCAAAACTAGATGACATTAATGATGTTTTAGAGCTTTATTCAAATAATAAGAAACTCTTTGTAGATATACCCGATTATATTGAAGCTCTAGACGTTTTATTCGTATTGAAGAAAATATATTTAGATCTAGACCATGGGATAATTAAAATTGCTTAAATCAATAATTTGCGAAAAACTCGTAAAAACAACTTTAACGTTTGAAAGTGGTTTGAACTCTGTTGTTGGTGCAGATGATGCCCATAACTCTATAGGGAAATCATCAGTATTGATGTTGATTGATTTTGCTTTCGGTGGAAGTGACTTTCCTGAAAAGTGCGATGACGTAATTAAAAACGTTGAGCATTTTGACGTAGGGTTTACCTTTGAATTTGACAAGTTATATACATTTGTTCGCAATACAGGTACGAGTGACAGTGTTTATCACATAGAAGATAATAATGTACTCAAAATAGATGAATATAGAAAACTCTTAAGAGAAAAGTACAATATCGATAGGTATGACCTTAGCTTTAGAGAATGCGTGAGCGCATTTTTTAGAGTTTACCAAAGAGATAACCACAATGAGAAACGCCCTCTCGACATAGTATCAAAAGAGAAATGGTTAGCTATCCGAAAACGGATTCTAAAGCTGTTTGGCGAGTACAGTGCAATTTCCAAACTGGAACAAAACAGAAAGATTGAAACAGACATTGAGAAGGACATAAAAGGTACATTCAATACTGGTGCAGTAGTAAGAATCAACAAAAAAATATTTAAGAAGAATCAAACAGAGCTTATGACTCTAAGGGAACAAATATCTACCCTGAAAAATGCATTAGGAGCGAATGTTACTGATATCAAATCAATAATCAGTGCCGAAAGTGCTGAACTAAAGCGCAATAAAGACAGTTTAGTTGATTTAAAAATCAGATATGAGACCAGTCTTAGCAGAATAGAAGACAGCCTATTAAAAACCAAGTTAAAGAGCAGTAAGGGGTTTAATGAACTGATAGGGTTCTTCCCTGAAATAGACAGAGAAAGGTTGTCACAAGTTGATTCATTTCATAACGGCATCAGTAAGATCATGCGAAATCAACTAAACGAGGAAAAATACACACTAACTCTGACTATTAATGAAATAAAATCTCAAATTGAGAATATTGATAAAAAACTTCTAAAGATCGTGAACTCGAAGGAAGAATCTGTTTATTTACTTGAAAAGCTTATTGAACTAGATCGCTTTGAAAAAGACCTATCTCAACAAAATGCTTTCTGGGAGAAAGATGAAGAAGTCAAAAAGAGAAAAAACACTCTTAAAGATGACATAAAAAATCATCTAGTCGATTCGATTGACAACATCCAAGTATCAGTAAATGAAGGATTGGGTAAATACATAGGTAAAATCTATTTAGACAAACCGATCAGTCCTAAGTTGTACTTGTTTGACTCTGACTATAAGTTTGATGGAGGCGATGATAGAGGGACTGGTAAAGGGTTTGCTAACATGATCTCTTTAGATTTAACCCTTTTAGAGAAAACTTGTTTACCTTGTATCATCCATGACAGTTTGCTGTTTAAGAATATGGATGTGACCTCTATAGAAAATCTGATATCTACTTATGCCAGCTTTGAAAAGCAAATCTTTATATCTATTGATGAAGTATCGAAATATAAACCATCGACGAAGAAGATAATAAATGAGTCTGAAATTATTAAACTAGATAATAATCGTGTTGCTTTTGGTGTGAAATGGAAAAATAAATAAAGTTAATAAGTTACCGAACCAATACAAAAATATAGGCGCATTTAGCGCCTCAAATGATAAGAGAAGTCCTCTTTATCTGGGATTTGGACTAAATCACATTGTGATCATATACCCTCTACGCTTCAAGTTCCCCTTCGAAGGGGTGATCTAAATTGAAGTGATCTCGCCAATACTTTTGTTCTTCTACACTCATGTTATGTTCTTTGATGAACGCGACCCAGTTTACGGGGTCATTCAGGTGTTGTTGAAAGTAAGACTTCATACCAACTAATTCCGTAAACTGATTCACAATTATCTCTTCCTTGTCTCTGTGACTACTTTTCCAACCACTTCAATATCACCGTCTTGTGTTTCGATGGTTGTCCCGTTGAACTCGACCAATAGCTTACCTGGCAATCTCTGAACTTCGTTTATTGAATGACGGCCATCAATGCTTATTAGGTAACTACCGCTTACGGCATCGTTATCGTTCTTATCAACCAGCATAATTGCTTCATTCGTTTCTAGTTCGATGAGATCTGCGCTCTGTAGACCAAAACTATTAATTCTTCTTAATGGGTATGGGATTTCGCCTGTATCCAATAACTTGCCGCCGCTTAAGCAAAAACTTTTCACAATCACAGTTTGGTGTTGCGGGTTTTTGTCTACATCTGGCTGCTGACTATTTGCTTCATATAGGCTAATAGCATCTGAACTTCCGCTTGAATCACTCAAACGACGATCTTTTTGTCTTAGAGCGAGATTTTCAATAGGAATGCCCAGCGCCAAATGTAAGCGGACCATTAATTCATGAGACGTTCTGTTGTGAGTATTCCATGTGCTAAAGGTTGCTTTGGAAACATCTAGCAGGTCACTAAGCTGATTGAATGTCTTCGACCCCGTCAATGCCTTCAGGTTTTCGGTAAACTCAGCTCCGCTAAGATATTCAAATGGCGGTATCTTCTTATTATCCATTCGTTATTGAACTCTCTGTGATTTTGATCGTCATTTAGGTGTTGTAAATTCAATGATGACGATCTATTATCTTTCTTGTACTCAAGCTTAACCACGGCAGCTAACCAAGTAAGCCTGATTCTCAATAAATTAACTTGTAAGGATATCATCATGTTGTCATTTGCACTATCGCCCCCTGTCCCATATATGCGCATTGAAGAGTATTCTCGCTATTCAGGCGTATCCCTTTCGACACTCCGTAAAGACATGGAAAACAACAAGCTAATCATTCGCCCTAAAGCGGCAAAAAATGAAATCCCTATGGTTAACGTTATTGCCATGATGGAAATTGCATCTCGCGAAGCCTTAGAGAAGTTGGGCTAACCATGGCTTTTTCTGCCCAAGTTGGCTTCATTTGTTCGCTTGGGTCGTCATTCTCGTTCCGCCTTTCCTATAGAGAGTGTCGTATATGAATAATCAAGTAGCTATGTGCGAATTACGTGAGTGTAAACAGAATGCTTTTGACGCTGCGTGTCGTGACTTTGTACTCAATCACAACATTGAAAAGCTTGCTAACCGCATCGGTTTGAATGCAACGGTGTTACGCAGCAAGCTAAACCCAGAGCAACAATACAAGTTAACGCCTGTCGATTTGGCAATCATCAGCAAGGAAACGGGCGACTACACCATCATTAACACTGTACTGGCCGATTTAGGTGTAGTCGTAGCAAAAGTGCCCAGTGAAGAAGAATCAAAAACGTTCGTTGAACGCATTCTCGAAAATTCGGTCCTGTCTGGTGAGCTGTCTAGCGATGCATTGAAGATGTGCAATGCAGACCGCTTATACAGAAGCGATAGACGTAAGGCCATTGCAAAAGCTCAAGCCGCTATCGGTAATTTGGTTTTGCTTATGTCTCAGTTAGAAAACCGCACTACGGGCGTAACCCCATTTTTAAGTATGGGTGTCGATTTTATCGCTAACGGTGCACCAATCCCCGGCTTAAGTTAGAGGAATTTTGTATGTCAGTTGCAACAGTAGAACCTTCAATCGTAGATGTACCACCATTAGAAAACCCATGCCCTGATTTGCCTTGTTGGTCTTTAAACCGCGAACAAAAACAACGTGGCCTTTCAGCCTTGCAGCGCACAAGAAGAGAACTTGGCGAGCGCCAGTTAAAGCCACTTCGCTCAAAGCGTGAAGAGTTACAAGCTCAGTATTCCAAGAGTGATTGCCGCGCTGAACAAATGCGCCTTTCACGTGAAATTAACCGCATTGATGCCAACGCAAAGGATGTTCTTTTGCGCTGGTCATAATCCAGTTACACCCAAGCCAACCTAGCCACTAGGCACTTTGCCTACACCCTTTATCCCTCTTTGATTTAAAGAGGGAGGGTTTTTTATATCCAAAATTTGAGGAATTCATGATGGGTAGTATTGAAACACATTTATTTAACCAGTCGCTTGAGCAAATCACTGAGCGAATGAAGTCGAGTAATGAAGAGCAACAACACCGAGTTCTCATTCAACTTGACGCTATTGCAAAGAAGCAAGAGCCAATTGCGATTCATCGTCCGCAAGAAGAGGTACTGGCTGACATTAAACAAGCGATGAAATGCGACCGTGCTCGTGTGTTCTTTGGGTATTCATTCCCTAGCTGGTATCGCAACGGCTCGATAGAACAAGTTTCACAGCTGCATCATTGGGCGAACTTGGACATGAGTAACCGCCACCTTTTCCTCGAAATGCTTGGCCTCCGTGATTTAGGCCACTTTGATGATGAAGCGTTATATCAATTTGAGCAGTACTGCTTAGAAGTCATTGGTAAGTAAGGGGCAGCGCAATGTTATTACACCTAGTACCGCAAATTATGAGTCGTTATTCGAATGTTGAGTTGGAATTAATCGACGTTCAGATTCCAGAGCTAAATGTGACTCTAACGGAGGGGAAAGACCTTGTAGTTAGAAAGCCATTTCCAAACAAATCCTACCATGTTGCATGTCGAAAGGTGGGGCGCAAAGCAATGCATGGTCTGTACTTGGAAGTTGATAAGCAACTAACGAATTTCTCAGTGATTACGCACTGGAAAGCTAAGTGTGCCAATTGGGCAGATGAACAAGAGAAGACACTTACTCATAGAGTTAATTACACCGTTGCTGATACTGATTTTGATGTAATCAGTGACGATCATACATTGCAATATGGGCAGTTTGGGTTTGAAAGTCGTTGGCTTACAGATTTTAGAATTAACCCACCAGTAAAGACACAACCTCGCATGGATGTTCTTATATGTGAGTACCACAAGCGATGTGAAAACATTTCAATAGAAGATGAATATCAAGATGTTGTGATGGTTAACAGAGTTGAAGAGATCACCCTACCAACGGTCGAGAAAGAAAGACTAATAAAGAGCGCAGCTCATAACGACCGTTTACCTACTTTAGAACAGCGATTCATTGTGGAAAGTTCAGAGGTGGAAGCATGAGCATCATTACCGTCTTCCGCAAAGACTTAGAGCACGGCCTTCGTGGTGAAGGCTTTACCTCTCGCAAAATTGAGCATTTCGTTCGTGTATTTAATAGCGTTGATTCAAGCCAAGGCGAAATGCTTCAACTGGATTCTACTCGTGCCATGTTGGTGAACGTGAGCGGCACTGAACAAGGGCTATGCCTTGAAGACTTCATCACGGCATGGTGGGTTTTCTGGGTTGTGGTTTACAACACAGCCAATGACTTATCTGCCGAGCTTCAAGCTTTAGGCGCAATCCGTGCACTCTTCTTCGTTTCTGCCTGTACCAAAAGCACTAGCCAAAACGCAACTATGCAAATGTGGTGGCGTGACTGTGAGCCTATTCACGGCTACTCAACTGTGGAGGCTTGCTGATGCTGAGTTATGTAGCAGTTGCCCTGAATAGTGGTGGCGGCGTTGTTCGCCATGATGAAACCAATGAAGTGAAGAACGTGTTGCTAGGGGAGTTTGAATCACGAGAGCCAGCGATTGATGCGGCTTGCGAGTTGTTCAAATGCCATCACGTTTTGAAAGGCGTGATCATCAAAGGCAACCATACGGGTGGCCATATGATCATGGATACACAGGAGCTAGCAGGGCTATGAGCGAATTAGCGTTAATGGATGAAATTGAACAGTTTGAACCAGTTAGTCAAGACGTTCTACAACTTGTTCAACAATATAAAAATGATGTCTTCGGGCAAGGAGATATACCCGAAGATTTAAATACTTACATAATTAAAGGAGCAGTAAAAGCGATTGAAATAGGTGATGAGAAGGCTATATACCGAGAGCTCGAGCTCGTTCTTTTAGAGCAAAAACAGAGTCAAAACCTTTTACTGGACCACTCTCTTTGAGCAAATCAACTAACCCTAATTCCCACATGGCATTTGTCAACTTAACTACCTGTCCTAGACCTTCGACAGATATGGTGCGGTATTCAGTTTTTCCATTAGCACCAAGAATAGCGGCTTTGTATGTTGGGCCATCTAGGTCGCTTTCATTGTGTGTTAACCAGTCTGTAATTTGGTCGTCAATGGAGAGTTTGTTATCTGGGTTTGTTAGTTCAGTTTTCATAGTTACTCCTCGTCGAGTGATATACCAACTAAATCATATATCAGCGATTTATTCCAGTAAGAGGGATTACTAGTGCAAAGCTACTATCAACCTGTTAAACCATTAAATCGCTTTTGGTTATGCCCTTTACCTGCCATAGATGAAGGGCTTGCTTGCCTACCCAGCGGATATCAACCGCATCACGTAGAGCCAGAAAATCAAACACTAATAGAGCGCATGCTTTATTCGGTAAATAAAACCCCAGAGGATGCCGAGTGGCTGTCTGAGTATTTTGCCGACCTCCCAAGTTACTTAACTAGGTATTTTGCTAAGCGCTATATCGAAACTCATAAAGAGCAAGGCGCTCAAGCGGCTAATTCATACATTCGCGAAAAGATGCGCCCAGCAAGTGAGCGCGTGAAACTTGTTATGGATAGTTATAAACACCTACCGGATTCAAAAAAAGTTGCTTCCCTTAGAAAAAGACTCGACGAATTAGACGACGAAGAACAGTTCAATTCTAACGTAAGCATCTTTACATCTAATAAATATCAATTGGGCTTTGATTTTGATTTATCAGAAAAGCAAAAGACTAAGCAAAAAAAGCAGGTCAAAGTTCGAATCCTTGCTGAATTAGAACTCGATGAGCTGCGTGATATGGCTTTCACTATTTCTAATGTCGTAAATAAGCGTGCACGCATAATTGGCGTTCAATATGGCAAAGAAACAGAAGAACAATTAGATGAAGCTCTTCCCTCTATTTATGAAGATGTTGCAACGTTAGTTCGTGAATTTGGTATTGCACCGCCCCGTAAATTCAAAGAGCAAACCGCAGAAAGCGCAATCACTGACATATCAAGAATGGTTTGCGAAAAGTGGTGGTTTCGGCGCCTTAAATCCATTCGTAAGATTATGCGTGAACACCTAGCCATTGCTATGGGGCAAGTGTCGGCTAAGGCTTCACCTTATGCGTCATGGGACTGCATTCGAGAACATCAAGAGACACAAAAGAAAAACTGGGAAGCGCTTCAACAGCGTTTATTGAAAGATGAAGAAACGGGCGAAGAAGTTGAACTTTCTGACACGGTTTTAAAAAGCGTATCTAACCCAGCAATTCGTCGTCATGAGCTAATGACTCGATGTCGTGGCTGTGAAGATGTCGGCAACATGCTTGAGCTTCAAGGCCTTTTTTTAACCCTTACCACTCCCTCCGTTTTTCATAATAGCTACAAGAAAGGTGGCTTTATTCCGCACTGGAACGGGGCTAGCCCTCGTGCTGCTCAAGAGTATTTGAATAACGTTTGGCAACGAATTCGCGCCAAGTTAGGCCGTGATGAAATTCGTTGGTTTGGTATTCGTGTAGCCGAGCCACATCATGATGGTACGCCACACTGGCATTTGTTGATTTGGGTTCAGCCGGAACATGTAGCGCAAGTGCGTGATGTGTTTATTCGCTATGCGACGAAGGAAGATAAAGAAGAGCTTTACCCTTTCTTTGATCGCAATGAAAAACGTGCAGCCAACAAGCAATCTATTCAAGGTCCTTTTAATTATCGTCCTCGTTGTGATTTTGGATTGATAGATCCAGAAAAAGGTACGGCAACAGGCTATATCGCTAAATACATTTCTAAAAACATTGATGGTTTTGCAATGGATGGCGAGGTTTCCGACGAAACGGGTAAGTCTGTTCAAGCTATGGCCAAAAACGTTAGCGCCTGGAAAAGCCTCCACGGTATTCGTCAATTCCAATTCTTTGGTGGTGCACCAGTTACCACTTATCGTGAGTTACGCCGCTTAGCGAATCAAAACAAAAAAGCGTTTATGGAATACGTTTTTAACCAGCAACGTGAAGACCTCATCAATATCTATTTAATGTCTCATTACCAGTTAGTTGGTCCGTTTAAGCCCGCTCGTACAATGAAGAATGCGGAGCTGCTTGAGGTTATTTCAAATAATTACGAAGCACGTATGAGTGCTGATGATGCGAGCGTATCTGAAACGATGAAGTCAGCCGACCAAGGTGACTGGAAGGGATACATCATGGGGCAGGGGGGGCCATTCGTTAAGCGTGAAGATTTACTTATCACTAACTCTTATGAAGTGTTGCCGTTCGCTTCTCCGCACGGTGAAGACGTTCGTAAAATTGAAGGTTTTATCGCTTCAGGTGAACTTGTGAAAACACGTTTAAGAACCTGGACGATTACAAAGAAAACTAAGAAGAACACCGAAACAGTTTACGAGTTTGATAAGCCAAGCGAAAACCCGATTACATGGAGGTTAAAAGGTAAAAAAGTTACTTCCAAGGAAACGGTAGAAGCTGAAGCGGGGGCTTTTGCTCCTGCTCTTGATCTTGCTCTTTCTGGAATCTCTGATTCCTCTCGGAGTTCTGTCAATAACTGTACGCTATCGCAGAAAGTACAGGTCAGCGATCAGCTTAAGCGATTATTAGAACCTTACTCAGTAGGTAGTGGTTTACCGCCAAATATTGATGATTCAGCATTAATCGCGCTGCAAGAAGGCAGTTCAATTCGAATAGATGATGAAACGAGTATAAGAATCCGCCCCGCGGAGCACCTGCCATGCGGCACGGTTCGCCCTGCCCAGCTCGTTGAAGAGTACAAACCCAAACCAGATTTAAGCTGGTTAGATGATTTCGAGGTTAAACTGCCTGAACTTCTAGCTGGAGAAGATAAAGACCATGAATACCAACAGCCAAATTTATCTGATATCACGGAGAGTAAGCGCTCGAATAAGTCCTGGGGTGATTACTTAGAAATCATTGAGTCTGATGATTGGCCATTATATGAGGAGTGAAGAAATGTGTTTTATAAGAATGTGATTTTATACCCGAAATAAATAGAACACGAAAACACTCGTTTACTACTGTATATTTATACAGTAGTATTTCTATATAGTTGGTAGGGGTATATATATGTCGAATAAAAAAAAGCTGTTTCAACAATCGCTTGACGTCATTATTGATGGGATTTCAATGAGTGAGGCTCGTGCCGATAGCGCACATGTTGGAGTGTACCTAATGGGGTTGTTGATAGCAGACAATAACGGAGAGCTAGACGAAGATAAAATAAAGGCCATTCAATCGATTATTGAAATGGCAGCAGAAGCAGAGACGCCGAAGTTTTCGCTATAGTATTGAAAGTTGTTGTTGAGATTGTTAAATAGCGATGTTTCATATACGAATAAAGAACGCGTAGGTATACTAATGACAACATTTGTTTGGTTTTAACTTACCGTTGATAGTTGTTTGGGGTCTTTATTCTCGAATGAGTATTTTTGTCGATGGGTTCTGTATTCTGAAAGGATTAATACAATGCTAGTAAACTGCCCGAAATGTGAAACTAAAACTCGTATTGCAACTTCACGTGCCATTAGTTCTGAAACGAGAGAGCTTTATTGTCAGTGTTTAAACCTTCATTGTGGAAAAGTATTTGTTGCTCATACGTCGTTCTCACATTTCATTGAGCCAACAGGTCAGAAGCCAAGCTCAGAGCTACAACCGGAACTCTGCAAAGGTGACATCAACCAAATCGATATATTTGGTCAAATGGAACAACCAAGCGCTTAAAACCAGAAGTCTAGACTACGGGTATTTAAAGCCAGATGAATATCATCCCTAAGCAACGCCTTGATGCGCTGCTAGAAATCCTACCTAAACGCGAGATGCCAGAGAAAACCAGAGAGGCTGCAAAGCTAGTGTTTGAATCTGGCTGGTCTTATGAATCAGCATCACGTAAAACAGGCGTATCAAGTAAACGCATTTCACTGGCCGCTCGTAAATTAACGGCTATGGATGCGTTATTACTTCAAGCCTATCGACTGTAAAAACCTAACGATCACCTTTTTCTAAAAAACGCACAAAAACGATCTCCGACGATCTCTAAATCCCCCATCTAAAACAGCCCTCGATGTAGATACATCGGGGGCTGTGTTCCAATACAACTACCGAAATGAAATGCGGTTCTAAGATCGCATAATTGCAGTGTGGAATTTTGGTGTGGAGGGGTGGGTGAGTCCGAACAGGGCCTGAGCATCCAACTCCATCACTAATTTTATTCAAGCTGCCTAATTCTGATTTTCTTCTGTAGTTGGTGGCTTTTTGATGTGGGAACGGCAGTACGAGCACGCTAGATGGAATGGGCATAAGCTCAATATTCTCTCGACCGCCTTTGATGGTGGTAAGCGTTTGCAGGTCAATGAAATCCCCTATGCGGACCTACCAAACATCAAAGTCATGGGAACAAAAGCCCGTACCTACACAATTGAAGCGGTGTTTGTGGGTTCCAGTTCTCTGGCTGATGCCAATACCCTCATTGAAAACCTAGAAGCAACACCAACTGGCGATCTAGAGCATCCTTGGTTGGGTGAGCTTCCGCTTGTCTTTGAAGACGTATCTCAAAGCATCAGTACCAAGAAAGGCTTGGTCACGCTGAGTCTGAAGTTTGCTCGCGCTGGCTCTTCTCCTTCAATCACTGCTCCTACTTCAGTTCGTACAAAAACCCAGGCCAACATAGTCGAGAGCTTGTCGAAACGTTCTTTCGTGAAACAAGTAAACGGCTTGGATGTATCGGCCATTCACAGGGTTCAGAGTGATGTCACCAGCGCATTGAACGTGTTGGTCGACATCACCAACCGTTTGAACCTCGAAGATGAAAACCTTCAAGACATTAACTACGCCATCAATAAAGCATTTTCGGCAGTGAGTAGCCTCAGCACCAACCCAACTGAGTTCGCTGATCTGTTTTCTACGTCAGTGAATGCGGTGGCCGATGGTGTTCAAGCTGAGCCTAATTCAAGTAATGAAGCGGTAGACAACTCGCGCAGTGCTCAAGCTTTGCTGTTAAATGAAGTCAAACCGGACACGCCAACTCAGCACCACAATGTGCAAATGGTGACGGGCGCAGTGAAGATGAACAAAGACATCACACACCTAGAAAAAGGCGACCGCTTTGATATTACGCAGTCGGCTAAGCAGCCTGAAACCATCAAGAATGATCTGTCTACTTTGATTGTCGGTATCGATGAGCGTATCAAAGAGACCACCCAAGTATCGACGCTTGAAAGCATTGAGTTGTTCGACGCAGTCACGACATTGAAAAGCAATGTGAAGGTTCAGCAAGATAAGGTGGTCAGTGGTACCACGCCCCATAGAACAGTGCAGTCACCACGCTTTCAATCCGCGCTGACAATAGCGCACGATGAGTTCACTCAAGAAAAAGTCATCACCAAAATGAACGCACTGCAGCACCCGCTCTTCATTCGTGGTGACATTGCCGTGAGGGATGTGTCATGAACACGCTAACGATGCACATTGATGGCAAGCCGCGCACCTTCTATCAAGCGAATCTCAACTACTCCATAGAACAGCTGGCCCACACGTTCAGTTGCTCAATTGAGCCTATGAGTATTGAAAGCCCGCTATCGGTTGAGTTCTTCATTAACGACAAGTCGATTCTGATTGGTCAGATTGATGGTGTAGATTCCAATACCGATTCAAGCGCTCACGCTGTTTCCATTTCTGGCCGCTCGAAGAGTGCCAACATGATTGATTCACGCATCACGATGGATGCACTTTATAACTTGAACGTTGAAGAGCTACTTCGCCATATCGCCAAGCCATTTGGTTTGAAAGTGAAAAGCCAGGTGAAGAGTATGCCCGTCATCCCTGAGATTCAGATAAATGCAGAATCACCCGTAGAGAACGTGGCGCAACTCATTCGAGAGCAAGGCTTTATGTTGGTTGAGCGCAATGGCGTGTTGATCATTGAAAACACTGCGCATGCAACTATCAGCAACATCGGTCTAGAAACGGGCAACAACATCGACAGCCTGAACATCAAGCGCACCTTCAATCAGCAATTTCACACCATTGATGTGCAAGGCCAGTGGGATGACGCAAGCGCACAGGTCATCAATCCAAACGTCGAGAGATCACGCACCATGGTGATCACCTGTGACCAATTACAAAACCGTGACGCTTGCCTGTCTCGTGCTAAATATGAGCGCAACCTCGCCATTGCTCAAAGCCTGACAGCATCAAGCACAATTGCCGATATATTCCCTGAGTTGGCCATTGATGGATTAAACCGCGTGATTCGAGTTGCTGACCCCAAGCAAAGCTTCAGTGAGATGTTGGTGATCAAGTCGCTTGGCCTATCGGTCTCTGAAAGCTCTACAGAAACTTCAGTTGAGTTATTCAGACCGTTTAAGGAGCAAAGCTATGTCTAGTGCTCTGCAGCAACAACAGCGATTAATGGCCAGAATTAAAAACGTGATTGGCACCGGCACTGTCACAGGTGCAACCACAGACCGATTACAAATCAAAACAGCGACAGGCCGAACCAACGACAAGATAAAACGCGTGCACAACTACGGGTTTATGAGCCGTCCATTACCAGGGGCGAAAACTTACAACCTGTTCATTGGTGGAACCACATCTCGCGGCATCACCGTGAACGTAGAAGACGAACGTCACCAAATAGAGTTGCAGCCTGGTGAAGTCGCGATACTTGATGACAAAGGCAACCTCGTTCATTTCACGCAGCAAGGCATCAAGATAACCGCCTGCGCAAAGTTAGAAGTGATATCAGCGCAAGAAACCACAGTGAACGCAACAGCTGTGAACGTTACCGCACCTAAGTCCACGTTTACCGGTGACGTAGAAATAGGTGGCAATTTGAAAGTCACGAAGAACGCTAATGTCACCGGTGCTGTGGGTGGCGCGTCCGGTACGTTTGGCGGTGTCAAAGTTGAAAAGCATGACCACGACTACACAGATGACGGGACAACAAGAACCACCAAGGAGCCAAACAAAGGATGA